CAGTCAGCTCACTAGTGTCACTGGACAGGTTCGCGCTCTTCAGAAGCGTGCCGATCGTGAACTTAAGAATGCACATAAAGCAAGTAAAAAGCGTCAAAAGCGTACAGGAAATCGTGCTCCTAGCGGATTTGTGAAGCCAACCAAGATCAGTTCTGAGCTTGCCAACTTTTTGGGAAAGCCAAAGGGAACTGAGATGGCTCGTACTGAGGTGACTCGTGAGATTAATAAGTATATTCGTGCGAATAAGCTTCAAGACAAGGACAATGGTCGCATTATCCTCGCTGATACTAAGTTGCGCAAGCTTCTTAAGCTTAAGAAAGACGATGAGCTCACATACTTCAATCTTCAGCGTTACATGAGTCCTCATTTCGCTAAGAATGTTAAGAAAGCTACTACTCAATAGATATATTCGATCATTGAATAATTAAAATTTAATAAAAAATTTAATTATTTTTATCATAGTAATTTAAATACTTAATTTACGAAAATAAATCCATTATTTGAAAGTATGTGTTTGAGTGATGGTTTATTTACTGCTCTATTCTTAATCAAACAGTATCTAATCTTATTAAGAATTTCTGTGGGGTCTTTATTGTATATATCAAATACATCCCTCACTTGATGATATTTTCGCAAAGCAATTTTATTAGTTAGATGTAACCAAGTCAGGAAATCCTGGTCATTTGGCTTTTGTTTATATCGCATGAACAGTTTGTAAAATGCAAAGATGTTTCTCCGACTCTCATTATAGTCTGTCCCTGAAAGAATGCATAACTGTTGAAACTCACCAAATTTCATCCCAACCGATTGAAGAATATTACCCAATGGATAAACAACCACTGTATGATTTAAAAGACTGATATATCTTAACACGCGAGGACATCCATATGCAAACAAATCTGTGTCCTCACTTAAACAAGCATATGCCGCTCCTTTAATAACAAGCGCTGAACACAATTCATCCGCTTCATTTGTGGCTGTTATATATTTGATACCATATGCATCCAATAGTTCTTTTACTTCATCTACATCACGATAAGTAAGTTTAACAAATTTTCTCCGCAAAATAGACATTTTCTCTTCCTCCTTTTCCCTCTCATCCGGTGGAAGTGATTCTACTTTTTTCATTATATTAAAATACTCATATTTAGCAGCATCTCTCTGCTCTTTTCTCTTCAAAATTGTATGTTCTTTGTTTTTCATGGATTTTCCATCGAAAACGAAGAGTGCTGAAATGTTATTCACGCGAAATAGTGTACAGAGTAAATATATATTTTCTATCAAAGCATCCATGGCCTTGAATCTGTATAAATAAATACTAGCATCGATGACTATCCTTTTTCCAGATAGATTTCGTAGAGACGTTTTATATGATCCATTTTCACGAAGATTGCGAAGAAATGTTGTTAGAAGATGAATTCCCATTATAAATATAAATTGTATAGTTATTTGTTGTATGATACTAGTTTCCAGTCTATTTTTATAATCAATTTTTTAAAAATCACATCAACTCTATGATTGTCATTCTCATAGTTCTAGCTAATGTTCTATCATCTTTTTCCGCTACCAAAGATTTATATTTTTTTAATATACTTTGAGCTACATCAAGTTCTTTGATAAAAGCGGGAGATTTATAATGACCTACAATAAATCTATAAAATCGCATTAGATTATCTTTTGATCTATAAAATGCCAAAATATTGTCATTATTCGTTTTACACCACTTCATAAATGGTACCGCATTAAACATTAATATGGCTTTGATAACATAATAAGCAAAAATATTTGTTTTTTCTTTGTATAAATATTTTCGAGCTCTATCGCTTAAATTATTTTTATCATGTAAATTTTTATAATGTAATCCCATGAAATCTAATACTTTTACACACTGAAATAAACAAAAAAACTGCTCAAAACCAACACAATATTCGGCATACAAATAAAATTCCTTTATACCACTACCTTTGGACATAAAATAAGAAGTAAACACGCAATTCATTATACTTGCCCAAAATTCCGTATAGGCTTCATACAAATTAAAATTGCTATTTATTGGAAAAATGGTTTTTATTTTATTATTCAATACTGTATTAGACATGGATGAAAAATCTAATCCCAATGAATGAAATGTTTCATGTATAAACACTTTAAATATTTCTTCTTTTCTAAACAAACAAATCTCTCCATTTGCCGTACAAGTAGTTGTAACTGCGGTATTTGCATGAGTTGATGATAAAACCGAAAATGGACTCCCAGGGATAACTTTCTTAATAGGTGTCATATAACAATATATCTTCAAAGTTTTACTGCATTTGGCCCTAGCGTAATTACTAACAAACTTTAACCACATGATCATTTTATAAACCAATTTATCAAATTTTACAAGTTGATTAAATTCACTTTCATTCATTAAATAAAAATTGATATTTATTGATCTACCCGCTACTTTACATTTGTAACTTAATACCCCTTTTATGTTATGTTTGATGTAAGTTTTAATATTATCAGGAATATATGTACTACTTAATAATGTAGTATGATTTATTGATCTAAAATCTCTTACTTCTTTCAATGAAATTTTTATTTTATTACTTTTCCATTCTTTATCGGTAAATTTATCAGCAGCCTTTAACTCTGAATAAAAGTTTTTCATAATTCTATCAAAATCTCTCTGCTGTGGAGCATTTTTCTTTTTTACAAACTTTTCAAAATGATCCATCATCGCAACCATCATTTGTTCTGAGTCATTAGAAAATTTCATTGGAATTAATATATATAAATAGTATAATATTTATAAATAGTTATCAATAATATTATATTATTGATAATTAAATTACTCTAATACTTCTCTTATCTTCATGGTATCATAAAAGATAATTGGTGACTGTCCTCTTACAAAATGCTGTAATTTTGCATCTTTCGTTGCCATCAAAACTCTTTTAGCCTCATCTACCTGTTTATATTTTGCCATCTGTCCTCTATACATCGCCCGCTCATTTTCTTTACTTGAAAAGAAATTTTCATCTATTTTTATTTTTTTTGATCTTATTTGTTTGCCCTTAAATTTCCCGGTCTTTCCTCCAGCACCCTTGGCCATTGCAGGGCTTTTGGATAATTCTGTATCCGAATCCAAGGAAAAGGTATTGTAAAATTCAGGATTATTTTTTTTGAATTTTGAAGCATGATAAAAATGTTCTACACTTTTCCATCGCTTCCCATCTAAAGTAAAATCACCTTCAAAAAAATTAGATAAAACCTTCCTCCAATTTTTAATTCCCGCTAATTCAGAAAATCTCATTACTTCTTTTTTGGGTACTTTCTCTCCAGCACCTTTTCCAGGGTTTGAATCTCGTGACTTTGAATAAAATTGGAATACAATATCCTCATTAAACTTTACATCTTTCATGTTTTGTAATCCTTCGTCAAATTTTTCCTCTTTTGGTAATCCTATATCTTCAACCCCCGAATCTGTTTTTGGCTTAAGAATACCTTCATCTTCATTATTGTTTTTTGATTCATCAGGTGCGATTTCTCCCTTTATACTCGCTTTCAATGCCTTAAATTTAGGTATCAAATTATATATACCATCTTCCTTTTCCATACATTTTGTAATAATTAAATCCTTTATCGCATATGGTAATGTATTAAATGTAAAAATACGCTGATTTTTATACAAAATTAGTTTGTAGTGGTTCCCAGTATACGATAATATCACGTAATATTTAGGTTTGAATACACCCGCCGCTTCAATATCATCATCGACCATATTACCACACTGTAAAACATTTCCAAAATCGCCGTGATTAAAATTATATTCGGAGAGAATTATTAATTTTATATTTAAAGCCCTTTCCAATACATTTATTGCCCACGTTTCCGCCCAAAATTTACATGTTTGAACTTTTGCTTTAAATTTTTCGAGATTGTTAATCCCTTGCAACCAAAGATAATCTTGCATATTCTCACGGGCATATACATACTCTCTTTTAGCTCTTCTAAACTCTTCAATTGCCTTATTTGCCTCTGTGGTAAGTGCCTTTTTATCATCTCTATTAGTTGCTGTAGAAAATTGCACCTTTAATGCATCTAAATCATTTTTTATTTGCATCATTTTTTGCTTTGTTTTGGACATTTCAGAATTATACATATCATATTGCTCTTTAAAATCGTCAAAAACACTTTGCGTCGCATTTTTAGCAATGATTTCTCTTAATTGTTTTACTGTTATTGACTTATTTTCCTTATATGCATCACGTATAGTTGCAAATAAACAATCGCCACCGCCTTCATTGTCCAATATTTTATATTTACTGCTTTTTATATATTGCTTGATCCATTCATCTTGTTTATTTAATTTATATTCTCCTCTTTCTTTCATGGCATCTTCCATTGAACCCTTATGCGCAGACAAATCATCTTTGTCATCGTCATCTTTTTCCTTTAATATTTCTTTCAAAACAGTGGTATCATTTGGACTGGTCCACGTATCCGTTTCCAACTCTTCTTCTTCAAAACCTACTACAGCAGGATCTTCCGTTTTACCTTCATTTGATTTAGTATCCGATGCATTTGGTTCTAATGTTTTTGTACCCAAAACCTTTTCAAGATGTTGTTGAGTAAAAAAAGAATAAAATAGAGGCAAGGGATTGGATAATAAACTTACATCAAAATCATCATCTTCATCTAATAATTGAGTATATTGCGAAGCCAAAAATTCATAAATTCCTATTTGTTCTACTATTGTATCGTCTTTAACAAGATATACTGGTATATATAAAATACCCTTATCTGCATAAGTATATCTTACATTCCCTAAAGCTACGCCAGCCATCATGTTTGGAAATAATTCTATATCAAACTGAACTGCATCATACCCGAAATCATTTTCATCAACTGCATCTGTGCCTATATAAGTAATACTATCATCTATTAATGACTTTACCATATATTTTAATCTAATATTAAAAATTTACTTAAGTATTTATCACTCTTTATTTCTTCTATACAAGACCATAATCTTTTACGCCGGTAAACTATCTCAATATTTTCAGGATCCTTTTCAAAAATAACTATCTCTTCTACCAACTGATCCTTTCGTTTCTTCCGTTTACTAATATCATAATATGCAGCAATTCTTTCCAATTCCTTTTTAATATAATTTGTTTGATATTCAATCTCTAACGCAATATAATCATCCATTGCAACAGACGAGGTCATTTCCATTAAATCTACCTCTTTTACTAAATCTTCATATGTGACAATACTTTCATTTTTTTGCCCCTTACATTCTTCTTGGAGAGAAAAATGTATATTTTCTTCACTTTCTGACATATTATATAAATATAGTTATATATTTTTATATCATTCAATATATAACTATATTCAATATTCATCATCCAAATCCATAAATTTAAATGTCGTTTTACTACTAAGACTACAATGGTCGCGCGATTTCATTGATGCGGCATTGGATACAAAATTTTTAATTTCTAGAGCTTTTTCTTCATTATGAAGTTCAATAAATTTAAATCCTTCACTAATCATTACAACCAAATTTTCCACAATTTCATCCACCTCATTCTTTTTATTTTCTGAATCAATATAACTATGAAATTTATTTATCAAGATATCAATTAAATTAATCACCTTGTCAGGTGAAATCACCGTTTGTTTCATGAGATGAACAAAGAAGCTACTAAGAGCGCGTCGCTTACTGTTTTCCTTATTAATTGCGCAGAATTTATCATAATCTTCTTCAGCCTCTATGTGACGGATTGTATTAAACAACTCAAGAAAAGAATCTACGTTCTTTTGACAAATAGAATTCATAAGAGGAAATACTTCAATCATACCCCTATATGATTTCGCATATAGCTCTGCCCAAAACTTATTCATACTTCCTATCTCAAATATAGATTCACCTATTTTTAATAGATCCGATTCTGGAGGATTTGTATTTATAATTTCTTGCAATAGTGTTTTAATTTGTTCTTGTTTATCTTCATAATTTTTCGAAGTCATTTTATTGAACAGCGTTCGAAGATCATCTAACTGTTTTTCAATTCCATCATTGCTCTTTACACCTATTGTGGTTGTCGTTTTGAAATTACGCATTTCCTGCCAATCAACTTCCGTTATAGTGACTTTTTGTCTTCGCCTTTCTCTTCGAGGGTTATCATTATTTTTATTCTTAAATACAGGAGTCCTTTGATAAGTTGGCGCGCCTACGAGAGCAGCCAATCGATTAATAGACTGAATTACAGTGGTAGATAAATAATTATCTTCTGGATTTATTCTATTATTAATTTTATTAAAATCGTCAAGTGTGAATTGATGATCTGCTAGTATTGATGTCATGATTTACTTTGAATACACAAGAAATGTTTATATCAATTTTTCAAATAGATTATACCTTCATTATAATGCACAAAAAATTGATTCAGATATTAGTTTATAGTATCCACTTAAACAAATCCTCATCTTAGTATATAGACATGGAAAGCAATTCAAACGAAAACAAAAGCGCAAATACATCTGGGCCCACAGAAATACAAAACTGGGATGACACACCTCTTATTAGAGATAAAATTTTACGCGGCATCTTTGCCAACGGATTTGAACAACCCAGTCCTATTCAAAAGAAAGGGATTGTTCCTATGATTCAAACGGATAAAAATGGCAAACGTCGTGATATTATAGCTCAGGCACAATCAGGAACAGGAAAAACTGGGTGTTTCTCGGTGGGGGTACTTAATATCGTTAATCCTGAAGAACAATTTACACAAGGACTTATTCTTGCTCCAACACACGAGTTAGCAGGTCAAATTCGCGATGTAATTACTGCTCTCGGTAGATTTGATAATATGGTTGTTCAGCTACTTGTTGGCGGTACTTCTGTAGACGGCGATAGAGAAAAACTTGATAATAACCCACCTCATATTGTTGTTGGTACTCCTGGGCGAGTGCACGATATGATTCGTAGAAAATATCTTAAGACTGAGAAAATGAAAATTATTGTATTGGATGAGGCGGATGAGATGCTATCTCAAGGTTTCAAAGACCAAATTTATAAGATTTTCCAATATATGCCGTCAACAATTCAAATTGGACTATTTTCAGCTACAATGCCTCCTGAATGTGAGGATATGGCAGCAAAATTTATGGATAAACCCGTTAAAATTCTTGTCAAAGCGGATGCTCTAACTCTTCAAGGTATTGCGCAATACTTTGTGCGACTCGATGGCGATGGACAAAAATATGCGGTTTTGAAAGATCTATTTGCAGGACTTAGTGTTTCACAGGCTATTATTTATTGCAATAGTACTCGAAGAGTTGACGATCTTCATGAAGCTATGGTTGCCGATGAGTATCCTGTGGCCAAGATTCATGGAAAAATGGATGAATCAGATAGAAAGGAAACAAATAAACAGTTCCGAGCTGGACAACACCGGGTTCTAGTTACATCAGATTTGTACGCACGTGGTATTGATGTTCAACAGGTTAGTATTGTAATTAACTTCGATGTTCCGAAAAGCGAACATACATATCTTCATAGAATTGGTCGCTCAGGTAGATGGGGAAGAAAAGGTGTGGCAATTAACCTTGTTACAAAGCATGATGGGGCTAGACTGAAACACTTTGAAGAGTATTATAGCACTGTAATTAGTGAAATGCCATCAGATTGGACAGCACATATTAGCAACGTTTAAATTCGTAATCTACATTCTCTTATAATATTATTAAACTTTAATGTTAGAAGATCATCTTAATAAATCTTTTTCTTTGCCTATTGATTTTTGTTCAAATACTTATGATACTCCAAAAAATTTGTTTGAAGATTTAGAACTTATTGAAACGCACAAAGACGTATCAAATGTTTCATTATACGAACATTTATTAAATCCACAAACTCCTTTTGGATTTCTTACATTAGAAAAATGGAGTAAAAAATATACTACAAATACTGCTTTTTTAAAAGATACGCAAAAAATGTTGTTAAATAATAAACCAATCGATGATAAAAATTTAAACACTATTTCCAATGCATGGAAAAGCTATAAAGGTATTAAGGAAGATTCCGGTTTTATCGATAATTATCAATATATAAACTGGAAACCTTTGCAATTTCTTAATACATCTATTATTTTTCTAACAATTATTTCAATATATAGCATACTATCCCCGCTATTAAATTTATTAGCGCCTATTCTTCTTTTAGTTGTTCCATTTCTTATTATGAAGTTGAAAGGACTTACTGTATCATTCCAAAATTATATTGTTTTATTAATTGCCTCTTTGAAAAGACATAGTTTTGGCAAACTACTAACTGATTGGAGTACAATTCCTACTGGACAAAAAATGTATTTAATGGTAATGTTAGGAATGTATGTTTATAACATATATCAAAATGCTATTTCATGTTATCAGTTTTATAAAAATACATCCACAATTAATGGCGATATCAAAAATATTAAAAACCTACTCGGATTTACAAGAGAAAGGGTTGGTCAACATATTGTTAAAATAGATAAACTTAAAACATATGAACCTTATCGTAACTATTTACAGGAAAAATTAGAAAATATTAATAATCTTTATAATTCTCTTAATAAAGTACCAATCGCTAGCTTTAATCCGCAGAAAATACCCTACATCGGATACACAATGAAAGAATATTATAAATTATATAATGATGAAAATATCCAAGATACTATTCTTTTCTCATTCGGATTTCATGGATATTTAGACAATATTGGAGAGATTTCAAATAAAATTAGAAGTAATGGAATTAACAAAATGAAATTCCTGAAAAAGAAAAATGCAGTTTTAAAATTTAAAGAAGCGCATTATCCTGTAATGCAACAACAAAAATCCGAATCTAAAAATATACCAAATGACATAGATCTTAAAACAAATAAACTTATAACAGGCCCTAATGCATCCGGTAAAACCAGTCTTCTGAAAACAACCATTACAAATATTCTATTATCTCAACAATTTGGATTCGGCTTCTTTAAGAAAGGATCCATGACACCTTTTGATCATATTCATTGTTATCTTAATATTCCCGATACATCCTCCAGAGATAGTTTATTCCAAGCAGAAGCTAGACGATGTCTTGAAATTTTAACTAAAATCAAAAATAATGAAGATAAAAAACATTTTTGCATATTTGATGAACTCTTTTCAGGAACAAACCCTTATGAAGCAATAAGTAGTGCGAAATCATATTTAACACATATTTCAAAATCTAAAAATATCAAATTTTTATTAACTACACATTTTATTACACTTTGTAAACAATTAGATGACAATTCACAGATTTCCAATGTTAACATGAAAACCTATATCAAAAATGAAATACCTATATATTATTATAAATTACAAAATGGAATATCCGAAATTAAAGGTGGAATTACTGTACTTAAGCAACTCGGATATCCACAAAATATTATTGATGAAACAAATAAGGCGATGGATAATTTTTAATGTTCGTTTGATTATAGTTTTAATAATATTTTAGAACTATAATATGTCACTACAGACTCTACTAATCAGCGTTTTGGTCACATGTGTTACAGTAGGCGCAACCTTTTTCTACTTTAGAAATCGAATGCAAAGAACGGAACAAAAAGTCGATCTTATGTTTAGTTTAATACAAGAACACGAAAATAATGCAAAATTACGACAACAGTTTCAACCAGCTGCAGTAATGCAGGCAGGTATGTCTAATAATATACCACAAGAACAATTTCAAAATGTACAAACTTCCGAAAATGAATTAATTAATATTTCTGATGATGATCAAGCAGATGATGATGACGATAGCGAATACGATAGCGATGATAGTGCAGAAGTAAGCGATAATGATGATGATGATAAACTAACAATTGATGAAGATAGTGCCGAAGAAAATTTAGAAGATACTGTAAAAACCATATCTTTATCTTTAGATGGAGCAGAAACAACCGCTTCCGAAGTTAAAATTGCAGATATACAAAATTTAGAAGAACATACAGTTGATGAAAATAAACAAGATATTATTAATAAAGTATTCGATCAACTCGAACAAGTAAATAATACCACAAGCGAATCATTGGAAATTACTGAGATTAATGACGATCTTGATGAAATTAATTTAAGTGATGTAGATGATGAAGACCAGGATGAGGAAGATCAAACTGATGCAACGACAATGGAGCAAGACGGTAATGAAGTAACTAATTATTCAAAATTAACTGCAAAAAAACTAAAAGAACTTGCAAAAGAAAAGGGATTAGAAGCAAAAGGTCTCAAAAAAAAAGAATTGATCGTGTTATTAAGCAGTTCTGAATAAATTTATTTCTAATAGTATTATATTATGAGCTGGGGAACTTGTTATAAAGCATCAAATAATATTCATGCGGGATTTCCCGCAATGATGAGTGAAGGTAATCTCTATACAGATTACGATAGCGCCTGTAAAATGAATAACGCCTTAAAAGGTAAATTAGGTATACAATCGAACTACCAATACAGACAATGGTTAATTAATAATGGAAAATCTGTAATGCAAAGCAATACTGTTGCTTCATGCGCGCAGTGTTGTGGATGTATGGAAAGCTTTAATCCTGTTCCTAATTCAGGTAAATATTTATTTAAAAGCTGTGCAGATAAAACACAACCTTTTGGATATGAAACTTCAGATTTGAAAAATCTTTACTTGTCTAGGGCAGATTTGCAAAGTAGATTATGCGCTCCTATTATGACACAAGATGAAATGTTGAAAATGGGGAGACCTAATTACAATTAGAATACTTATAAACAATTTAAGTATTGTAATAAAAATAATAATTCATTATACTAATAATGAACATAATCAGTATTGATGTAGGTATGAAAAATCTTGCTTATTGTATATTTGCAGTTAATGATAAAAACTATGATATTCTTGATTGGGGAGTTGAAGATTTATGCAATAGTGAAACTAAAAAGCAGTGTATGTTTATTACAAAAGGTAAACACTGTACAAGAGGATCAAAATATCATAAAAATGATAAATATTACTGCAAATGTCATGCAAAAAAGCAACAATATCAAATACCTACAAAAAATCTTAAAATGAAAAAATTAAAAAAAATGAAGGCAAAAGAGTTAAAAGAATTTTGTAACGTTAAACAGTATGTTTTACCAAAAAAATCTAAAAAACAAGACTATTTAGATGCTATATGCGAAGATCTTACAAAAAATTATTTTAACACTATAGAAACCGTTGATAGTAGATCTATAGATATTGTAACATATGGTACCCGTATCAAATTATTTTTTCAAAAAATAATGCTTAAATTCAATATAGATTGTTTATTAATTGAAAATCAGATCGGGCCTCTCGCTTTAAGAATGAAAATGTTACAGGGAATGATTATCCAACATTTTATCGAAGTTGATTGTAAAAACATTAAAGAAATCTCTCCTGCTAATAAATTAAAGGAATTTATTAAGAAAAAAACCACCTATAAAGAAAGAAAAAGGGTTAGTATTGAAATTACTAGAAAATTAATAAGTGAAAATGATATTTTACATACATGGATATCACATTTCGATACACATAAAAAAAAAGATGACCTTGCAGACTCATTTTTACAAGGCCTATGGTACATTAAAAATCATTGTTTGAAATAATTTTCATTATTTTTTAATAATTATAGTTTATTAATTGCGTCTTACTTAAAATTAAAAGTTCTTATTTAATCATAATGACTGATTCTGAAATTATTGACTTAGGAATTTCTAAAATATCTGATTCTCCAACTCTTGGCCCCAAACTTTCTGTTATGTCAAAAGATGATGGTGGAACTATCAAGCTTAATAATCTTCCTTCTCTAGATTCATCTACACCCAGCAGATCCGTAAATTTTGGACCAGGCGCTGAAATGCTAATGAATGCAGGTCGTGCTTCAAGACAAAATTCTCCCAAATCAGATATACAATTGTCTGAACTTAAGGGTCTTGATGATATATCAGAACCTAAAAGAAATCCCAAAGAAGTTAGAGCCAAAGCATTTGCTATGGGACCAATCGAACCTACCATTAAACTTAATATTTCCGAAACAGTAAATACTCCACCAAAGCCTATAAATTCTAGTGGTTTAGGAAATTCAACAGCACAAGAAGTTAAAAAGGAAGAAACATGGGATGGTTTTCAGAAATTCAATGAAATCCCGGTAGATCCAGTAAAACAAGTTCCTGAAACGCCTGTATTGACACCCGAGCAAACATTGAAAGAAAAATTTGTATACATTAGAAAACTTGAGGCTTTAGACAAAAAAGGTGTGCAAATTAGTAAAAAATATTCAATGGACGATAGTTTAGACGAAATGAAAGGCGAATATGAAATGATCAAAAGCG